CAAAGAACATCTGATAGCGTGAGCAAGCCCATGCTATAGGTACATTCTTTTGTCCAAGTTTGATATGCCAATCTGCTGTAAATAGAATCAAAGTAACTCTTCTCCTTCTTCCCAAGCACAGCCAGTGAGACCACCAGCTTTAATTGCTTGTAAAGTTCTAAGTACTTCTTTTGCATTTCTACCTGTGTCTAGTGCATTAACACTTACATGTTGTACTATATCATTTTTATCAATGATAAAAGTAGCTCGGTAACAAACACCTTCATCTTCATTTACTATGCCTAAGTCTTCTGCAAGTCTTAGTCCGCAATCAGCTGCTAAAGAGTGTTTAATGTTTCCAATGAGTTTATTATCTTTTTTCCAAGCTAATTTACAAAACTCATTATCACCACTAATACCAATTACATTTGCTTCATCTACTAACATATCCATTCCCGCAATTTCTGTTGGGCATATGAAAGTAAAGTCTTTTGGGTAAAAGTAGATTACTGTGTAGTCATGTTTTAATGGGTCATAGTGTTCAGTGACTGAAACTTCTACAAACTCATTGTTTGAATTTACACCCTGCAAAGTAAATGCAGGAAATTTGTCTCCTACTGTAATCATGATTCTCCTTAACTAATATCGAACTCGTCGCTAATTGACTCATCTGGAGTTGAATTATCTGCGCCTTCTCTTAGTCTATCGAGAAGCTCTTTTTGAGCATCTGGAGTAGGTCTTGGTAAGACTTCATCCATAGACTTAAGGTCTGCTATTAACTCTTGTTCATCCTCTGTGAGAGCTCTTGGTTTGCACTTTAATGCTTGTAGTTGGTACTCAACATTGTAAGCCATCGGTCCAGTCTTTACTCTTTTAAAGCATACATCCCACCCAGTTTCAGGGTCAGTTGGGTCTCCGAGGTCTTCCGCGGCTACCATTACTTGTTCTAAAAGTTTTTTCTTAAGATTTAAGACTTTGACTTTACCATCGTGAATACATTGGATTGCATAAGACCATCCGCATTTAAGCTCTGGATGATATTCTCTTACCCAATCTTTTTCCACGTTAGTAAATGCTTCAGTGTTTCTGTCGAACGACAAACACTCGAAAGGTAAATTCTTACCATTTTCACCTTTTAGCCAGTAGACATATCTTGGTAACATATCACCGACCATTCTGACTTTGTTATCGCCTTCTACATATTGATAACTGTCAATTTTACTTTTTTGGGCTTCGCCCTTGGCTTGATTAAAACTTATTGCCATTTTATTTCTCCTTTAGTGATTTCTTCAAATTTAAAGTGAATACTATCATCTTCAATCCAAAGTAATCTATTGTTTTCTATTATGTCCTGATTCCCTGTAAAGAGAAAAAGGTCTAGAGTGGTATCTTTCGTATTTTGATACTCGTAATAGTTGCGTAGTGACGCGATACCTGCGTACTGTGCAATCTCACTATCAGAGTATCTCCTTCTTTGAATAAACAAAGGCTCAGGATTTACAAGGAAACTATGTCCATGAAAACTCTTTTGCCAAAACTTGTATATTCTGTCGTGCCTATTAACTGGAGGCAGTTTATATGTCAAAATATGCAGGATTGTTAAAATATCTTTAACGTTTCCGTTGCTTTCTTTTTTTATCTTTTTCCAATTATAGAGTAACATTATATCAAAAATTTAACCTCGTGTCAAGAAATATTTTTCAGTCCTATAAGTAAGTAACATCGTACCCTTGTTTCATGTAGTACCCCATTCTCGCACCTGCCTGCTTTCTCGCTGTACGACCTTCTAAGTGAATATCTACTACTACTGGTTGAGGTTTGCCTTCATATAGTCTTATTACTCTACCAACTAATTGCGTTAGTAGAGGCTCATTGTTTATAGGTGTTCCAAGAATTAGACAGCTAAGACAATCTACTGAAATACCTTCTGAAAATATACTTTGTGTTCCAAACAGTATATCTTTTGTAGTAAATATTTCTTTTATCATCTCGCCTCTTTCTTCGTGTGGAACATCTCCTGTTACGCAAATTGCGTTTTCTCCTACAAGTGCTGCACTTCTCTTAAGAAAATCAACTCTATCACTCACTACGAGGACTTTGTGACCTTTTGCAGCATAACCTGCAGCAAGTACCGCACATATGTTTTGGTACTCCCAATCATACGCTAACTCGTTAATTCGAGTAGCCCACGCTATGTTTGCTCCATCCATGAAGCGAATACCACTTCTAACTATTTCAACGCGTGGAGTCAAATAGTTTTCTTTTGGTGGTTTATATACTGTATTGCTGAAGTAGTCACGGAATATAACGTGTCTTCCATCTTTTCGTTGCATCGTCCCTGTCAGTCCGATTTTATATCGAGCCCTGTTTGAGTCGATAATGCGTGTAAAAGTTGGACTGCTTACATGGTGCATTTCATCGAGAATAATAGTACCGAACTCTTTTGCGATTTTTTCCTGATTTCGATACAAAGTTTGCACGTTTCCAATGACAATGTCTTTGTCGATTTCAAACCTTCCCGAGCCAATCACACCCGCCGCAACCCCAAATACTTTTTGCACTTCTTTTTCCCACTGCGACCTTAGAGCAATCGTATGTGTAACTATAAGTGTTTTCTGTTTCAGTTTATTGGCTATAGCTAAAGCTGTAAATGTCTTTCCCCAACTGACCCAAGCGTTAATTATACAACTGTCTTCAATTGAGTCATATACCGATTGCTGGGAATCACGTAAAGCAAACTTAAAGTCATAACCTTCTATTGGTACATCATTCCTCTTATCGACAATCTCGTAATCGTCTGGTATCAAATCCGTTCTTCCGATAGGCAAAGTAACTAAACCTGCTCGTATTATGCCCATATTCTTTATGATGATAGGTGGGTCTGTTGGACGTCTTGGCGGTATGCTATAAGTAAGTTCTTCATCAAGTTTTGACTGATAAGCTTCAGTTACTTCTATGAAGATTCTATTACTTAGTACTGCCTTCATTATACAAAGTCAGGCCCATTTAACCACTGAACTAAAGAGTATCTCTTACCTCTTGTAACTTGAGTTACTCTATGTTTTAGAAATGAAGGAAATACTATTACTGTTCCTTGTTTTCTTATTTGTCCCATAGGCATTTTTAGTTCTTGTCCTTGTACGCTTTTCATTTCAAAGTTTCCACCAGCATAATCTGTTGGATTGGATAAATTTACTGTTACAGAAAGTTTTCTAAAAGGCACTGCAGGATTCCAACTTGTATCACTGTGCCAATCATAAAATGCTTTAGTTTTATACTCTCCAAATTGTACAAGCTCTTTTCCTGAAACATTGAAGTTCCATCCTGCCTCTAAATTTGCCAATGCTACATAGTTATGTAACATCAACTCTACAGGGTGGCCTTTTGGAAACCACCCTGCATTTGATACTCGCATCTTATTGTCTTTTAGTTTTCCTGAAGTGTTTGCTCCAAATATTCCAGCTTCTTTTATATCTAAATCTTTTCCTAACTGAATAATCTCATTACATACTTCTTCACTTAATCTGTTCTTAGAATACCAAAATGGTACTCTTAATGCTTGTCTAATCATTTAACAATCCTTTGAGCAACTCTATTAACTCTTGTACTGTTTCTCTATCTTGTTGTTGCTCTGTATCTATTTCTATTACTATTTTCATACTTTTCTCCAAGTATTTTTCTTTTTAACTTCTGAGAGTTCATACAAGTAAGATGGTTTATTCTTTATGTATAAAACTCCTGCATATTTTTGTGTAGGGTGAGGGGGTCTCTTTAGTTCAAATGGAAATGGTATGCTTTCTACTCGTATAAGTGTTGCTATGTCTTTCTCTATTACTTCTCTTATTTTATGATAGTGTAACTTTGCGATTATACTTTTTTCATAACGAAAAAACTTCCCAGTTGAATCTACAAAAAACTTTCCTCTATGTTTTGACAGTGCCACAAAACTGTCAATCATATGTCTTAAATCATACAAATTTTTATGTGGCGTACTTAATCTTCTTTGTCCCATAGTGGTTCCAGGTGCATTTGTATCATCTACAACCGCACCTTCACACCATAATATTCCATCTCGTTTTTCAACTTCATCAGTATGAAGAACATAAATGGGAAACTGAATATCACTCAGTTTCATATTTTGCTTTGAACTTTCCTAATGAGTAGTCATCATCAACATCAAAATCACAACCGATTGGACAACCTGGAATTGAGATACCTCTATCTTTTTCAATACAAGATTTTACAATTTCCATATATTCATCAACATCTTCTTCTTTCACTTCTGCAAGAATTGAGTCATGGACAAGGGCAAAGATTCTCATATCTTTCGTCTTGTTTCGTTTAATAATTTCATTATGGGCATCTATAGCACCAAGAAGGTTAACATCAGAAGCAATTGACTGTACTAGAAAGTTGATTCCTGACCTCACTTCGTGAGAAGCGATTCCTTTATCTGTAGAGAATACATTAGGAAGTCGTCTTTTTCTTCCAAAGTGAGAATAAATAAAACCATTATCTTGTATAAACTGCTTCTGATTATCTAACCATTTCTTAAGCCCAGAGAATTGCTCAAAGTAATCTTTGATAACTGCACTTGCTTCGTTCATGCTAAAATAACTGCCTGAGTCTTTGGTAACTTGCTCACTAATCTTCTTCGGTCCAGCACCGTACATAATACCAAAAGTAACAGCTTTTGCCATTTGTCTTTGAGTACTATATAGTTCTGCAACTTCATCAACTTCACAAGGAAGGTCGAATACTAACTTAGCAATGTTACTGTGAAAGTTACCTCCACTTTTAAATACGTTCATCAGATTCTTGTCATTTGCAAGCACAGCAGCACAATAAACTTCTGCTGTTGTTAAGTCCATTGCAACTATCTTATTGCCTTCAGTTGCTTTGATACAACCTTTGACAATTGGATTGTCTCTTGGAATCTGTTGCATATTCATTTTACCACTACTGGAAAGACGGCCTGATGTTGTTCCGTGAAGGTTGAAACCTGTACGAAGTCTGCTGTCTCTATCAAGTTGTGGATAAATTTTATCAAGATATGTAGTCTTGATTTTTACTTTCTGTCTTATGTCAAGAACGAGTTGAGGTACTTCATGTTTTTCGGCTAATTCTTTTAGCACTTCCGCATCAGTACTATCCGCACCCGTGCCGGTCTTCTTACCTGTTGGCTCAAGTCCAATATAGTCAAAGAGTAGAGAACGAAGTTGCATAGTACTGTTGGGGTTGAAATCTTTACCTGTAATCTGTTCAAATTTCTTTACTTCAGGATAAGTATATAACTTGGCAATTGCTTCGTCAATTTCTTCCTGCATTAGAACTGAAGATTTTTCCAATCTTTTTCTATCGAATGGAACACCAATGTCTTGAATATCTGTAAGGAATCGGCAGCCTGGTAGCAATATATCTCGATAGACTCCATACAATCTTTCATTAGTAAGTAAAGGTTTCTCAAATTTTTGAAAGAGAAGAAAAGTACAAACTGCGTCAAGAGCAGCATAGTCTTTCATAATATCAAATGGAATCATATCCCAAGTAAATTGGTTTTTCAATATTCCATTTCTACGACAATACTCTGCCATCCAGTCATACATTGGCTTCTCATAGTCTCCGTAAGGAGTGTATTTGAGAGATAATTGTTTTAGGCCGTGAGTGCCTGGATTTTCGTCTAACATATAATGTAGTAACATAGTGTCTTCGAATCTTGGAAACTTAAATCCAAAATGATACTCAAAGAAAGCTAAGTCAAACTTAGCGTTATGAAATACTACTCTTTTCTTGTTAAATAACTCTTGTAGAAGTTCTTCTACTCTTTCATCGATACAATCAGTATCAATATATGCACCGTGATCTGGCTCATAAGATATACTAAGTCCAAGCATATATCCATCTCTTGGGTATAATCCTGTTGTCTCAGAGTCAAGTGCAATAAAATCATAAGGTGCTTCTAAAGCCTTGTTTAGAAACTCTATAAATTGTTCAGTATCTTGTATGCCATATGCTTTGTCAGAACCAAGTTTTGCTACTTTTAGTTCTCCTTTCACATACTTACTTATATTTGTTACTGATTCTTCCCAAGTCTTTTTAGCTTCTGGTTTAAAAGCTAACATTGCTGGGTTTATTATTGGTAGAAACTTATTATCTATAACTCTACCACTGTATTCTGTTACTGAACTTTGTTTAGTATAAAACTTTAAACATTCAGAACCAATAAGTATTACCCAGTCATAATCATCAATATTAACATCAATGTCACAATCTCTTTTTAATACCTTCTTTACAGTTGGGTCTGAACATAGTTGAAACTGGTCAAAGTCAAACTGATTATCAAATAATTTTACATAATCATTACGACTTGGTTTACTTTCTATTAATGCTATTTTAGCCATATAATCTTTCCTTTAAATCTTTTACTTTGTTTTTTGTTAATGCCCCTGCATCCCCTAACGCTGGTGGTAATTTAATATTTTTATGCAGTATTTCTGCAACATCACACATTTCAATCACTCTTTCTGCGGCTTCCTGTCCTGCTTGGTCTGGGTCAAATAATAAATCTATTCCTGTTACTCCACTCATTTTTAGTAATTTTAATTTATCTACATCTATGTTTCTTGTTCCAAAACAACAAACACTATTTTCTAATCCTTTATCATGTAGATTTAATACATCAAATATACCTTCTACTAATATGACTCTACCCTTTATGGGGCGGACTCGAGCAGGAAATAGGGGTAGCACAGCTTTTGGGGGATGAATGATATATTTTACTATATCTGTAGGTGATTGACTCCTACAATTAAATGCTACTATTTTTCCTGTCAAGTCCTTAATCGGAAAAGAGAGTCTCCCTGTAAATGGTTTGTCTGGATGCACGAAACAGTCAAACTTTTTATAAGTATCGGGTGAAATATCTCTCCAGTTGCCTACATAAGGCATAAAATTCTTTGGCATTTTCAAGCCAATTGAAGAAGAACGAACTTCTTCTATCTTTCTTCTTACTTTTTCTCTGCGAATATCTATAGGATTAGAAGGTGCATTAAAGTGTGTAAATAAGTTACCTTTAAATCCACAAGAAAAACAATTATATACTCCAGTAATTCTATCAATTCTCATACTTGGATTACTGTCATCATGTTCAGGATTAAGACACGAAACTATACAATCTGCTGGAGATAACTTATACTGTATTTTTCTCTCTTGTAATAGTTCTTCTACTGTCATAATTTATCCCCGTTCCAGTCTACCCAATCTTCTATTTGTTTTAATCTCATTGAGTCTTCAAAAATAAGCCTAAACTCTTCTCTTGAAGGTAAAGGCACTATAACTGGAAGTTTTCTTATGAATTTACCATACGCTTCACTTAATTGTTTTTCTGTATATAAAATCATAAGTCGTCTACATCTTCTCCTGTTCTCATACTCTTATTCATTTCTTCCTTTGTTTTAGGATTAATTGCGGACTGAGGACCGATTTTAAGTGTTTCCCAATCAATAACACTATCAAAACTTTTCATAACATTACTACGCATTTTTGTGCAGTTAAATGTCATACAATTATCTTCCTGTTCCCATGTTTCAAGTGAGTAAGCTGCATCTGCAGCATCAAGTATGCCCTTTGCAAACCTAGCCTCTCCACTTGCATCAGTTTGATAAGGTGCAAAGAACATTGTTTCATATTCTTGTGCATATAACTTCATTTTCTTACTTACTTCTATTTGTTCTGTCCAGTCATATTGACCAGATCGACTTGGTGCATTGTGGCGCTTCACTTGGTTCAGATAGTCAACTATTACAACACCGACATCAAGTTGATTAACCTTTTTGTCCAGCTCTGACTGTATCTTGGAGAGAGTTAGTGCAGGGTCATAGATTACATCTATTTGCCTATCTTTGTGTAGCTGAAGTTTTGTTAGCTTATCATGAAATGCTTCAAAGTTACGAGTTTTCTCGAACTCTGGCAACAATTCATGCCCACCATCAAATCTTCCAGCCCACCAGCCAGCGACTGCTGTCCATTCATCAGAAGATAGCATTTTGCTACGCAATCTTTTGAGTGGAACACGGGTTGCAACAGAGCATATTCTTTGTAGTATAGAACGACTATCCATTTCAATAGTGAAATAAATAGCAGAACGACCACTTTCATATACGTTAGCTGCAATATTACAACAGGTAACTGATTTACCTGAACCACGTCTGCCTCCCACAAGCACCAAATCTTTGGGAGAGAACTGAATTTCCGAATCATATTCAGAATTGAGTCCTAAAGGTAAATACTTCGATAGTTCTTTGTCATCTTCAAACAAAGAGATTCTTTCCATACTCTCTGCGGGTGGTTTGACATCTACCTGCTCACTTACCTTTAGTACTATTTCCTGTAATTGTTCTATGTTTTCTTCAGCTGTAGCCATTGCTACTGTATTATCTATATACTTATCTAGTTGGTCTAGAATTTCTACTTGTGCATATTCATTCTTTAAATAGTCAAGTAAAAGCCAAGCGTCAACCTCGACATCTACAGACTCGATAGCGAATATTTTTTCTTGTAGTTTTCTGTCACGGACTTCGTAACGTAGGTCTTCGAATTGTGGAAGGTCTTGATATTTTTCAATATGTTTATCAAGGATTTTGAATATCGGTTGGAAATCACCAGGTAGGTAATGTTCCTTGAGATTAGACCAAGTATCTAAATCATTCTGTACTATAATCTGCTTCAGTAAAGCACTCGCAATATTCAAACTAACTCTCCCAAGTATAAGATAAAAAACGGTAGGGACAAAACGCCCCTACCTAACTAAAATAGTACGAAATATTAACCTATTTCTTTTTTAGCAGCGCCGTTGTAGTCAGAACACTGAAGACCTCTTCTTGTCAACATTGTTTTAACTCCTCTAACTGTTTTGCCAATTGAATCAGCGATTTCTTCGACAGTCATGCCAGAGATATCGATGTCAGCTAAAACGTCAGCTTTGCTTGAACCTTTAGTTTCTTTCTGCTTAGGAATCGCATTGATTTCACCACTTCTTAATAAAGATAGAGCTTTACCTCTGATTGAATTAACAGATTTGCCTAATGCTTCAGCAATTTCTTCTACGAAGCTACCGCCATTTACCATTTCAACAAATGTTCCTTCTTCTTCAGGAGTATAAGTTCTAACTGTTTCTACTTTAGGAGCAGGTTTTACATGCTCAGTTAATTCCATAGAAAGGATTTTACCTTGAATTGACTTAGCTGAAAAAGCTCCGCCTTCAAAGTGATTTGCAATTTCTGCATATGTGTAAGAACCACTGTTATCAGTTACAAAAGCTGATAAAGTAGCTTCTTGGTCTGCTGAGAAAGACTTAGTTGCTGAAGCAGAAGCTAGTTCTACATCATAACCCATCTTTCTTAGTTTGCTAGAAACTGATCTTGTAGATGTTTCTAACTGCTCTGCTGCTTGAGCAACAGTAGCTTGAGATATAGGGCTCTCATTGCCCACGAAAGAAGTTAACTCTGAAGTTCTTTCGTCTGTCCATTTTGGTAATGCCATTTTTAATTTTCCTCTAAAATGTCTTTTATGTTATTAATAATTGTTATACCCATTGTTTCTGCTTTCTTAGTTTTAGCACTTGCTATACCACTTTCATTAACTAAGATTGTTACATCTTTTGTTAGATTATCCTTTACTGCGTAGCCGTTTTCTTCTAATACTTGCGTGGCGGCTGCTTTTGTAGGATAGCTTATTAGCTTACCTGAGATACAAACTGTTCCCTTAGTGTTCTCATGACTGACTTTCGCCTTGCTGTCACAAGCAAAAGAAAAGGGTAGCTCGTAGTATTTTTCAAAGTGGAAAGTGTTTACTAACCAATCTACAAGGTTCGACGCCGCTTTAGGACCCAGACCTGCCGCTACACAAATCTCTGGGGTTATCTCATGTATAAATGAGATGTGTTTCGCTAACTTTTGAGTGGCACTTGAGCCTATCAGCGGTATCGAAAATGCTGGTAATAAAACTGTTAGGTCACTACTCTTTGATTTTTCTATTTCTTGAAAGAGTTTGGTTCCCAGTTTTTCTGAATCCAGTAAAAATGATATTTCCTCTTGGGTGAGAGAATAAATATCATGATAATCTTCTAGACCTAGCTTATCTATAGTAGAAGGGCCAAGTCCTTTGATTTTCAAAGTTTTTGCAAAGTGTTCAATACGCTTTGCAGACTGAGCGGGACAAAGTCTATTACGACAAAATAGTTGGTCATTTACAAGTTCCAACACACTTGAACATGCTGGGCAACTTGTTGGTGGTACTATTTCTGTCATATTGTCTTTCTCCCAAAATATAAGTATATTATATCAGATGAGAGAGCGTTTGTCAAGAATTATTTTTCGGGAAGTGGGATAAAATTTTAGAATCAATTTTGAAACACTCTGTATGCCCACCAAATTTTTCAGCTGGATAATGACGGTCGTCTTTAAACTTCTCGTGTAGTTCCTGCTCAATTTTCCAGCAGTTATAAATCGTGTCGTGGTAAGTTCGTTGAATACGCAAATCATATCCTTTAAAACCACGACTTCTTTTAATAACGTGTCTCCAATCTTTTCCCTTTGCTATACCAACCTTAATACATTCCCTTACGAATGTCTTTTGGTTGACAAGAACGACGCCATAAAGAACACCTTCTTCAAGCTGTTCTTCGGGTCGATTTTCGAAATAAGTTTTGTTATAAACTCCACTCACTTAATCCACTCCCACCCCTCTTTGATTGAATCTTGGGCGGCTTGAACAAAATCTCTATCTTCTTCGGATAGAATAGACCAAAACTTACTAATGTGCAATGTTTGATTATAAACTTCATCAGGATTTTTCAGATGATAGTTTTTATACATAAGCATTTCTAATTGGTCTAATCTTACTTGTATTTTTTCTTTTAAGTTCATGTTGCAAAATGATTTATAACTCCAGTCAATAGAATAAAGACTGCGATTCCATTTAATATAATTAATGCTCTATCTTTCCATAAAAGACCAACCCAAAGCCAACCTACACATCCAATTAAGGATAAGCATAAGTCAATAAAAGGAAATGTTTGTGTAGAACGAACAGCAAAAGCGCCAATTAAAATTACACTTGATGTCCATTTTACATACCAAGACAAATCCTGTTTAGGAGTTGCACTTTTATATATTCTTTTACTATTTTGTATTTCTTCTTTTGTATATTTCATTTTGGTTGCCATTTATCGCAAGTCTCCTCAGATAAAACTAAAGTTGCGCCAGAGCTATGGCCTCTACACCATCCCTCACTTAAATTTTTAGAGATTTCATGTATCGGCTCATAAAACTTGCATTCTCCGCAAGGAGTGCTAGGAAGTTTATTTGCTCTTTTCATTAGTTTCTTTCTTATTTTCATAATATATCCAAATGGTGGAGCTGACTGGAATCGAACCAGCGACCTTCTGCTTGCAAAGCAGATGCTCTCCCTACT